ACACCTTCATTTCTTAATCTTTGAACTACCCCCATATTTGGTAACAATAAAGGTAATCCATATTTTAAGAAAAGTCTATAGTAAAACTCAACATCATTTAACCAACATAGATTTTCATCGAAAAAATTATTATCATTTTTAAAAAACATTACACTAGGTCCACTTACAGTGTTAATCCCAGATAAAATACTAACAGCATCATTCCATGTTGGTGAGAAAGGTCTAATTAGATTATCAATGTCGTTTTCATTACAATGATAAGTACCAACAAATCCCCAGTCATTATTTTCTATATTATTAAAAATATAACTCAAAGTATCTGGAGAATAGAAAAAATCATCTTGAAATATAGGTTTTATAAATTCACCAGTAGCTTTAGATATAGCAAAATTTAAATTTTTAGCAGCACTACCAAACCCAGTATCATTTTTATAATATTTTATATTTAAATCTGACCATTTTTCACATTCTTCTTTAATGATATCACTTTTAGCTTGGTCAGCTATAATAATTTCATAATCATTAAAAGTTTGTGATTTAATACTATTTAATAAATGATTTAACATATAAACACCCATAGACTCTCCATTTGAGTACATCAATTCAGTAGTTGGTATGCATATTGAAACTTTAGTCATATCTTAAATTTTAGTCCATGTATCAGGTAAAATATCTTGATTACTATGCGAATGTAAAAACCAAGTATTCGGGCCTATAACAATTTTATCTTTATTATTGTTTAAATAAGCTCCCCACCATGAAAATGTTGAGTTAGCTATAATATTATGTTTACATAATGACATTAAGTATAAATCAACATAATCAACTTCACCTTCAATAAATGTAGCATTGATATCATTAAAGTTATTTTTACACCATTGAATATCATTTGAGAAAATAATGAAATGTTTATCCCTACCTACTATATCAATAGCATTATTGTAATAACCATGGTCTAACTTATTAAATATATCGATATTTAAGTAGTCACCTCTTCTGACGTGAATACTACATGTATTATCATCATTTAATATAGTATTATATTTATCAGTTAAATATTTTAAAGTATTTTCATCAATACTAAATAATTCCTTAACTTTATCTTCTAAACCAGACCAGTACTTTTCAGATTGAAAGTATCCGTCTAGTAACATATTGTCACTATATCTAATATCTCTATAAGATAAAGAGTCATAATGATAGTGATTATGTATGGGTAAATTATTACCTATCGGTACACTTCTAAACATGTTATTACGATACACATCAATATGTGAATGTATTTGCATAATTTTAGAAGTATCAATCGAATAATCAGCATTATATTTAAGTGCTGTAACATATCCAGCAGCAATCTGAAACAAATAATTGCCTAACCCACCTTTTAAATTAACTATTACCATTTTAATCTATTATATTTTTACTTATTGCTAACCAATCGTTAAATTGTTTATTAAGTACATCTGCGGTCCATTCTTGATAATTACCCCAACCCATTGCTTTCATTTCGTCACTTTGTCTATCAGCGTAGTGTTTATATTTATTAATTAACACTTCTCTATTAAGATATTTGTAATGTAATAATTTAATACCACTATCATTAATATTAATCACATTACCAGTAGGTTGTGATGTATGACTTCCAGGTGCAAAGTTAGTTTCAGTTATTTCAGAAGGTTTGAACAAACATGGTTTTGAATAATCTGGTTTAAAATAACCATTTTTAATTTCTTCATATATTTGACCTTCTGTTGTTGGTAATGCCTCAGTCATCATTTCATAACCTTCAGTTGTGATATGAGTCGCATTAGTATTACTTAAATAGTTAATTATATCTTCATGATATATTAATTCATCAGTATCACAAACAATTACCCAGTCAGCATCTGAATTTTTCCAACAGTTATTTCTTATGTGCATTAATACAGATTCTTGGAACTTACCATTAGTATCAAACTGTATTACATTTGCACCATATTCATTTATAATATTAACTGAATTATCAGTTGACATGTTATCGTATACTGTAATATTTCTTGCAAATTTCTTATAATGTTTTAAGAAATAAGGAAGTATTATTTGTTCATTATAACATGTTGTAAACACATCTATTTTCATTTTACAAATATATTAAAATTTATTTAAAAAAACAATATTAAATACGACTATATGGTGATTTATTTCTTATTTTAACTACTATCTCATTAACTGAATCCATATTTACTTTATGGTCATTTAATGGATTTATTTCATTGTAAATATAATTAACATCAGTCATGAAGCGATAATGTTCTTCTCCAGCCATTTCTAACATTGGGAACATAAACGCTAAATCACCAGCAGTTTTCCAATATACACCGTTTTCATCTTTTAAATCTTCTACTTTTATTTTTCTCCATAGGAAAGCTCTCCAAGTTCTTAAATGACTAGCAGCAAAAGTTTCTTGTCTAATAGTCGATATGTTATTAGGTGGTGCAGCAAAACCTATACCACCGTTAACATATCTAAATTTACCATTAGCAACCCATACTGAATTATCCGAATATAAATTAGCTACTCTATCAAATACTTTTGAGTCTGGTAACCAATCGTCACCATCTACTTCAACAATAATATCATTATCATCGATTTCAGTATTATCTCTAATTATTTGGTCATAGTTACCTGGTTGGTACATTTTAGTTTTATTATCAATTAATACAAATCTTTCATCGTCTTTAATCATATCTTTAACTATATTCAATGAATTATCAGTTGATAAATCATTTGTAATGTAACACTTAAAATTTTGGTAATTTTGACCCATAATAGACCCAATACATCTTTCTACGTAGTCTTCAGCATTATATAATGTAGTAGCAACTATAATCATATTATTCAATAATTTCTTTATATCTTTCGATTATTTCTTTAGCGACAATATCTGACCTAAATTTTTCAACATCTTCAGGTATTTCATTGAATGATTTAGATAAAATATTACCTTGTTTATCAACATCATAAATCCATCCACCTTTACCACATAGCCAACCTTCAATAGTTGTTCTTCCTAAAAGGATACCAGCAGTCTCATCACATTGTTGAACTAACTTCTCAACATTAGGTGTTGCTGGATGATAAGTAACATGATTAAATGTTCCACAATCTTCAACAATAAGGTCTTGCATAGTAACACCATTTTCTTTACCAACAATCCAAAGGTCATTACCTTCTTCTCGTGTTATTTTAATCAAATCTAAGAGAGTATTTCGTCTTAAGTAATCGATAGTACCAACAAAGATAATTCGTTTGTTATTTCGCTTAATATTATCTTTAGCTACTTTAAATCTAGTATAATCAATTGGATTGTATACGACATCGATTTTAGATTCTTCAATACCATGACTTTCAATTAAGAAATTTTTAATCTCTGGTCTAATAGCAATATACTTTTTAATTTGCTCATTGATAACTGGAGCTTCCAAATCTAATACTTCTGAATGGATTGTACTAATAACTGGCGTATTAGGATAAAATCTTAATAAATGCTCAGTTACTGGTTTATGGTTCATATGAACGATATCGAAATCAACTTTCTCAACATTATACAATACATTCGGTTGTGATGGTACTAATCCTTCTGGCCCATTAACATGCCATTGACCATCACCTAGTTTAAACCCTGGTGGCTCTTGTATACTCGCTAATTTAATTCCTAATTTTTTAGCCATACCAGCTAATGGCATACCTATTGATGAACATACTGTTACATCACAATTTTGTTTAATTAATTCTTTTGCTAGTTCAAACGTATATAATTCTGAACCAGTTAAGTTAGCAAAACTTAAACAACCAATTAATACTTTAATTTTCTCATTTGGTCTAATAACTCTTTTAATACTTACTGGTAATTTATCCTTAAATTTATCAGCAAATTCAATTCTATTTTGTTCCCACTCATCATTGGTAATCCCAATAGACATATGATTAATTCTAACATTAGTATGAACACCAACTTTAACACCGCTTAAATAACATCTAAATGAAAAGTCAACATCATAAAAATGGAAACCTTTTACATTAGTGTCAAAATCAACTTTAAGTCTTTTTTTATGAACCGAAAAGAATACTCCATCAACATTAACAACTTCTTCAACAGCATTACCTAAATCATCAGAATAAGCTGATAACCAAGTTTTACCTTCGTGAGTGTGCGATACTCTACCATACATTTTTTTAGGGTTCTCCCACCATTTACCAGTCTCGGCCATGTATTTAGAACCAGCAACTCCTAGAACACCATATTCAGGGTTGTTTTCATATAATTTAACTAATTTAGTAGCAACTTGTTTAGTTTCAATAATAATATCATCATGTAAAAATACAACAATATCATGCTTAGTTTCTTTTAAGGCTTTTTTGTAAAACTTAGTTAAACTTTCACCTTCATTAATGTATTCAATTACTTCAACTTTAGGGTGACCAAACATTTTATGAATATGCTTTATATGCTCTTCATTATGTTCTCTTGTACAATATACAACACTTACCATATTTATTTTAATTTATATTTTGTTATGAAATCTTCATAACTTATTTCTTGAATAATATTATCACCAAAACCTATATTTGGTGAATATAAAACAACACCATCATTAGATAAATCTATTGTGGGTTCTAATGCGTCTACAGCTGGTCTTTCATATCTCCAATGATTTTCACCAATTGATATACATACAAATCTACCACCAAACACACCAGACCTTGACGCATGTTCTTTTAATATTTTTATAAAATCTTCTTTAATCATTTGTTAAATCGTTTATATGCGTTATCACTTATTTTTACAATTTCAGCTTCACCAATAAATTCATTTAATGTTCTAGCTCCAGAATAACTCATAGCAGAACGTAAATAAGATTTAAAGTTATCAACCCAGCTATTTAATGTATATTCTACTTCTCTATATCTAACAACACCTTCAGAAGTCTTTAATTCGGTATTACCCCATTCTTTTTGAACTTCTTTGGTACTCATACCTCTGAATTTCTTATTTATCTTAAAACCAAATTTATATGCTCGTTCAGCAAATTCACTACTAATAGGAATATATCTAAATAAGTAATTAGAACCAGATGATTCTAAACATTTATTCAATAAACTACCTACCATCACATAGTCAGCACCTAAAGCTAATGCTTTAATAATATCTGAATAAGTTTGCATACCACCATCAGCTACAATTTTAGCTGGGTTATTTAATCCTAATGACTCAATATAACATAAGTTAATTAATGATGCCATTGGAAAACCTACTCCAGTTTGTTGAGTAGTTAAACAACCACCACCGTTACCGATACCAACTCTAATATAGTCAGCACCAGCTTCGGATAGTTGAACATAAGTTTTTGGATTAGCAATATTACCAACCATTAAAGTTAATCTATCGCCATAAAGGTCTTTAGCTTTTTTAACAGTATCTAACATTTCTTCAATATGACCATTTGCGGTATCAATTAATACTTTTCGACCAATCGATTCCATTATTTCATTAATCATTTCTGGATTACCTAAAAAATGTGATTTAAACTCGTTTAATGAATATGATTTAAAAAACCCTCTATCTTCACTTTTTTCACCTCTAGGTAGACAAACATTAAGACCAACAGCACTAAATGAATGTGCGTTTTCATCATTAACTACTGTATCCATGGGAGCAGTAAATAAAGGTAATTTATAATTATCATAAAATGGATTAACCTCTGACCTACTAATAATATCAGTCATTACTTTTGGTTTTATTAATATATCATTAAAATCTAACATTGTGTTACTATTTAAACCATGTTTTCCCATGCTAATATAATTTATTTAATTCCAGTACTACCAAATCCGCCAGTACCTCTATCAGTATCATTAGAAATAGAATTGACTCTATTTAAGTTAATAAAATTTTTAGCTAAAACATTTCCAATAACAGCTTGAGCTATTCTATCGCCTTTAGCAATATTGAAATCAACTTTACTATGGTTAATTAAAATCACTTTAACTTCACCTCGGTAATCAGAATCAACCGTACCTGGAGAGTTTAATACCGTAACACCATTTTTAAATGCTAAACCACTTCTTGGTCTAACTTGAATCTCATACCCTAATGGTAATTCAAAAAATAATCCAGTTGAAATACCTTTGAACTCACCAGCTTTAAGTACTGTGTCTTCATTTGCTCTTAAATCAAACCCAGATGCACCTAATGTTGCATATTCAGGGTCTTCATTATTAGATTCATTTACAAATTTAAGATTAAATTTCATAAAGTTACTTGATGAAAACTCACTCTTTTCAACTAAATCAGAAAATTCCTTAGTGTAATCCTCAACAGTATAACTATCATCATCATTCATAGCTCTAATCAATTTTAATTGCATTTCTTGTTGTAAATCTTCGTTAAAAAAACTCATAATAAAATTATTTAGATTCGATTACTGCTATCATTGTAGCTACTCTTAATACTGCTGCTAATTTTTCTCCATCAGTTTTTAATGGTCTAGCAGCGAAATCACTATTATAATTGAAAATAGCAAATACTTCATCTTCTGTTAATTTAATACCAGCTTGCATAGCATAATAAATAGAACGTTCAGCAACTGTAAGACTCAATAATTTATCATTAAAGATATACATCTCACCTTTGTTCTCTCTATGCCATTTAGACGTTTGTTCAACAAACATTTTAGACTTACCAATCTGATGTAACATAGCAACCTTAATAAGTGATGCTGGATTAGCTTTTTTATCTTCTGGTAATGAATCATTAACTGATACCGCATATTTCGTTACAGTTAAGATAAACTGAATTAAACCACCTTCATATGCATTATACAGATTAAGTGTGGAGCATGCTGGTGCAGTAATAAAATCTTCACCTAACAATGTCATTAATTCTTCATTAACGAAGTCATACTTAAGACCAGTGTCATTAAACTTTTTTGCATTCTTTGCAACTTTTTCTTTGTCAATACTCATTATATATTTATTTAATTGATTACTATTTTTTACCTCTTTTTCTACTACTAACACCTATAATTGAACCTTCTAATACACTTTTAAGTTCTTTAGGTTGAATTTCAAGCATTGATTTAACACCTTCTTCACTAGAAAAACTAACTACCACTTTATTTTTAATCTCTTCCTTAAGTTCTTCTTTAACTTCTTCTTTTAAAGTTTCTTTAATTTCTTCTTCAGTAGCTATTTTGATATTAACCTCATGTTCTTTTTTAAGTCTATCCATTTCTTCTTTAATCGAATCAGTAGCTTTTTTAACTTCAGTAGTTACGATAGCATGTTGTTTATCTCGTTCATCAAGTTTCTTCATAAGAGTATATGCTCGTTTAAGTGAGTCATCACCTTTATTAGTTAATTCCATCTCTTCAGCTTTAACCACTGGTTCAATAGTAACAACTTCTGGTTGAGTTTCAGAAAGGTATTCAGCTATAAAGTCGAATACCCTTATTAATTTTTCAGTCTTATTCATTTTAATACTTTTTTACAAATATACTAAACTTTTTCAGTTACGACAACATTTCTTCTTAAGTAATTAGAATTTTCAGCATTTTTTAATAAATCTAAATATAATTCACGTCTTTTTTCAGTTACAGCAGTAATACTATAAGTATTTTTAACTGTATTATGTAAATTAGTAGCTAATATCTCAATTTGCTCTGGATTATTAATCAATTTTTTAATTGAATCATACCATTGTTTATGATTTTTAACAGAATCAACCAAATAAGCATTTGCTTCTGGATTGAATGTGGTAGGTTCATTTTTACTACCTTTAATATTAGCATCAACTAAATCAATTTTGTATGGACCAAAGTTTTGAGCAATAATAGCTTTTTTGTGGAAACCAGATTCAATTACTTTTAATTGAGATTTAACTTTGTTGAAGATATTCTCTTCAAGTGGTGCTAATGAAATATCAAATAGATTGTAGTTAGTAGCGTATGTACTAATTGGTTTAGTCCATACTCTTCGGTAAGGTTCGTTTTCAACACCTTGGAAATCTTCTTGTTTGAATTTCAATAAGAAATCTCTATACTCTGGACTAACAGTTGAATAGTTATCTGTAAAGATTTTCTCATATTGATACCATACTGATTCTTCAGGTCTGATAGGTCTTTGTGTTTGTTGACCAGTATTTTGGTCAATCATTGTAATTGTACCTCTTAAATCATAACCACATAATACAAATTGTACTTTATCCAATAGACCAGCACTTTTTAATTTACCAACTAAACCGTTAAGTAATTTTAAATCTTCTAAGTGAGAAGAACCACCTAACCATCCAATTCTAATTCTATCAGATTTCTCTGGATTAGAAATATATTGTTTTGTAGTTGGGTCAATAGCATTTGGTAATACAAATGTATTTTTATTATATTTTTTGATTTCATCAGCAAATAAATCAGTTGTTGTAGTTACGTTTTCAGCAACCTTGATATTACCTAAGATTTTCTCATCTAATTTATTATTCTTAATGATTAAATATGCTGGGTGATGAGTACCTGGAGCCCAATAATCATCCAAATCCATAATAGTAACAATACCTAAACGTTTTGTTCTTTCTAAGATTTCTGGCATAGTTTCAAATGCTCCTAATGTTCTGTGATAATGAATAATATCATATTGTTTCAACCATTCATCATTACCTAATTGTGGTTCGTAATCAATATCAACACTAAATTCTTCAGCATACATGTCTTCTAATGCAATGTGTGGGTTTACCGAACGGAATGCTCCAACACCAGTGCGGTCAGAAGGAACAACTAATACTTTAATTTTACTCATAAAATTTTTTATTTAAATAATTATAAGCAATGATAATTAGAGTTTAATCGAATGTAAATAATAAAGGCCCACAAAAGTGAGCCTAAATTAAAAAAAAGTAAATATTAACCTTAAACGGTTTTTTTAGTACTAATCTTACCCTCTTTAATTAGGGTATTGATAGTTTTTTTAATAGTATTTTCTGTTAGGGTTTTTGAATATTCATTTGCTAGATATTCAATCAACACATCTTTAACTACATCTTTTAATTGTGATTTACTAATTGTAATCATATCACTATTATTTGAATAGTTATTATGGTTTTCACTTACTACTTGTCTAGTTCTAGGTGCAGATGGTGGTGGCATTGGTTTGTCTTCCATTAAATGAGCCACATCCTCTAAATTAAACGTATGTCCAATTGGATTGTTAGGTAGAGCAATTGGGTTTTCCAACATTGCTCTTTTAACTGATTCTGGTAATCCAGAATTCATAATAGTTTGCTCATTATAAGCACCCATTGGTCTAGTTGGGTCACCATAACTAGTTTGTTGAGCAGCACCCTGAGGCGCATATGCTTCAGTAACATAATTATCAGTATCTTGTACTAACATACTAGAATCTATATTACCAGTTCTATAATTACCACTTTCAGTAGCTTTCATAACGCTTTTAGCTTTACCTAATATACTTGCTAATCTAGCAACGTCTACTGGTTGGGGAGTCATATTATCCATTTTATTTTTTTATTTTATTATTTAATAATTTATTAATTTTTTCTACTTCTGGTACTTCCACTTCTGGTTCTTCTACCTCAGGTTCTTGTTGTTGAGTCGTTGTAACTTCTGGTTCTACAACTGGTTTATTTTGTTGCTGTGGAACTTGTGGTTCTACAGTTTGTTGTTGAGTCGTTGTAACTTCTGGTTCAATAACTGGTTCATTAGTACCTTGTTGTTGAGGACCTTTTTGTTTCTCAAGTTCAGCAGCTTTAGCAGCAGCTCTTTCTTTTTGTTTCAATGTACTAGCAGCATATTGGTAAGAACCAAATTTAGCTGTTGCGTATATCACTTTAAATGGATTTTCAGCTGATGTATCATTTGCAACATCACCATATAAAGCTTCAAATTCTTTCGGTACACTATAAACTGGTACTTTAGATATTGAAATTTTCTTAATTTTATTAATATCATAAGTTTTTGCTTTACCACTTTCACTACCACCAGTATTATTGACTTCTAGAACTCTAATGATAAAGTTATCTTTTTTACTTTTACCGTATTGTGTTATTATAACCCATCTATCTGAATCACCACCTATATTTTCATCATTAGGATATGTCATACTAACGTAATAGTATTTACCACCAGCGTTATTTTGTAACATATCTTTAATATTTCTTGCAATATTAGCAGAGCCACTAATCCATGTTTTAAAATTACTAACTGCCTCTAATATAACTTCATTATATATATTGTAAAGTTTCATCTATATTTTTATTTTATTTTACCACTTTATTGACCCTACGTTTATTGTATTGCCAGCATTACTACATACTGGTTTATTTGTTTCATAATCCGCACTAGTAGTAAATCCGTAACCAAATGGTTTGTTACCAGTAACAGTTACTAACCCAGCAGTACTAACAGTTACCGTTGTTGGTACTGTTGCTTCGTTTGTTGAATTACTTTTTATTCTACCTGAACCTGGATAAAGAGTTTGATTACCATTTCTATCTGTAATACTACCACCAGCATAATTCATATGCGCAGCATACGTACCATCGATATACATACCATCACCAGTACCTTTACCTTTATCATCGGCACCAGCTAATGCGTTAGGGTTTGATGTGTTATATTCACTAGTACCTACCCAATATAAGTTACCAAAAGAATACATACTTCTCTCCCTACTGATAATATCATCCCAACTACCACCAGTATAATCAGTATGTGCTGGTAATGTACCATCCACACCAAGAGCACTACCACTATTGGTACCTTTACCTTTATTATCTCCAGCGCCTAAAATATCAGAAGCTGATGGTATTAATGGTGGGCGTAAGGCATTACCATGTAATACATTATATTCACTACTCAATGAACCAGATACATTACTTACCCAATATAAGTTACCGAAAGAATACATACTTCTTTTCCTAGAAATTATATCGTCATAACTACCACCAGCATAATTAGTGTGTGCTGGTAATACAAATTCACTTGCAGCATTTACTGAATTTGGGTCACCAGTACCTTTACCTTTAGTATCACCACTTAATACCCCCTCCGACACTAATAAATCACTAGCGTTAGGGATTGTAGTTGGCGCTTTCGCATTAGGGTGTAATGCGGTATATGCATAAGTAGTACCAAGAGGGTTGGCTATATCAACCTTATAATAGTTAAATGGGTTTGTTATGTTAATATTTCTAGCTGCTATATCGTCAGAACTACCACCAGCATAATTAATATGCGCTGGTAATACAAATGAATTTGAAACATCTAATAAAACTGGGTCATTTGTACCTTTACCATGAACGTCTCCATCAGCTTGTGCATGTGGATGGTTCATATCATATTCAGAACCTGATACCCAAAATACGTTACCGAAATTAAAAATGTTTCGTTGCCTACTTATGATGTCATCCCAGCTACCACCACCATAATTTGTGTGTGCAACTAATGTACCATCAAGACCCATACCATCATTAGTACCTTTACCTTTAACATCACCAGCGCCTAAAATACTAGCTGCTGTTGGTAAAGGTGCTGGTGGTGCTAACGCATTTGCATGCGACATTGTATACCAGTTAGTTGTGTCAACTGGGTTAAGTACGTTTACCCAAAAGTAATTACCAAATAATTGAATATTTCTATCCCTAGAAATAATATCATCCCAGCTACCCCCAACATAATTGGTGTGAGCAACTAACGTACCATCAACCCCCATACCATCATTAGTACCCTTACCTAATACATCGCCAGCACCTAAAATACTAGCTGCGGTTGGTATTATTGATGGATACAATGCATGTGGGTGACTCATTGTGTAATTGTTACTTGGGCCAAATGTCCAAATAGCAAAATTATAGTTCATTAATGGTACACGACCAGAACCAGGAAAATTTGTTTGATTACCATTAATATCGTAACTACCACCACCATTAGCAGTATCTAGGAATAACCCAGTACCCTTACCATATATTGGTGTGGTTGCGTCTGATAACGCTCTAGTATTTATTACCGAATAAGGAGTTGTTGGTCCATAAGACCATTGCGCTGTGTTAATTCCTATCGCATTAAGACGACCTGAACCAATATAGTCAATATTACCATTAATATCATAACTACCACCACCATTTGCAGTATCTAGAAATAATCCAGTACCTTTACCATATATAGGTGTAGTTGTGTCTGATAACGCTCTAGTATTAATTACCGAATAAGGTGTTGCTGGTCCGTAAGACCAAGAAGCAGTATTTATTAAGATTGCATTAAGTCTACCAGACCCAGCGTAATTAACACTACCGTTAATATCGTAATCTCCACCGCCATTACTTGTATCTAAGAATAATCCAGTACCCTTACCATATATTGGTGTAGTTGTATCTGATAACGCTCTAGTATGTAACACACTATAGTTATCAGTAGTGTTATTAGGTGTAGTCCAATTTTGTTTGTACAAATTAGGAGTAACTAATCCACTTCGTTCGTTTATACCGATTATTTCTAAATTAGTAGGCATCTCTTACAATTAGTTTTTATTATTATGGGAATTGGTATTGTCCAGCGTTACCACTAGTATTTGGAATACTGTAAACTTGTGTTGGTCCATAACCCCATTGAGCTTGGTTTTGAATAATTGCATTATTCCTACCAGAACCTAATATATTTGGATTACCATTTCTATCAAATTCAGCACCAGCGTTATAGTTACCAGTATCTAAGAATCCTCCAGTTCCTTTACCATATTCAGGTGTAGTATTATCAGATAATGCTCTAGTATGAGTTGGTGAATACTGGTTGTTAACATTAGATGGTGTATTCCAATCTTGACTATAAGGATTTGGTGTAGTAAGAATTGCTCTTTGCGCAATAGCTGCTAATTCTAATTGAGTTGCCATAATTATATTAATTTATTTTTGTTGTTATTATCCATATACTCCATTAAGTATTTAATGGATTCAATTTCTTTATCTAAACCTTCAGCATACATTGAACGAGTATCTTGAGGTTTATTTTTTGTTTCTCTAAAAGCATTTCGACCACCATCTTTACTAGGTCTATCACCAGTACCAGTAGCTTGTTGTAATTCTTTACGGTGATTAACTTTATTAGTTGCTTGTTTTAATGTAACATTAATCCAATTCAATATAAAGATTTCATCTTCCATAAGTTGACCTTTCTTTTCTAAACGCTCCTTAGTGGTATATAGATTGGTTTCAGATACAGTGTCACCAAACCTTTCTTTAACTACGTCATGATTACATTTATAATAATTTGGTGTATCTTGATTAGCCATTTTTATTAAGTTTTTTTCTAATTAGGTTTTCTAATTCTTCTAAATCAGATTCAGTAAATTTATTACGTCTAATTTCTTTTTTAATTTTTTTAACTTTTTGCTCACGTTCATCTTTTGGTAAGATATCATCGTCTTCATCTTTACTATCTAATAACTCTTTAATAATATCTTTAAAGTCGTTTTCAAATAAACTATAAGTTCTAATAAGTGGATAACCTCTTAAATATAATTGCCACCAATTTCTAGGATTAGCATACATTGCTAATTTATCTGTAATTGTTGGTATACTTTGTTCAAATTCTGATTCATCACCAGCACTTTTAGGAACATTTGAAAATATTTCAGTGTTATTACTGACAGTTATATTATTATCGTCTAAATCGTAAAATTCGTCAATTTCTTCTTTTTTATCAATTTTAGCCTTTTTTTTAGTAAAAGGTTTTGTTTCATCGAACGCTTTCTTTGTGAATATCCTATTTGATTTCATAAATATTTCTTTTAATATAAATATATTGCAAATGACTAATATTTATAATAAAAGATAAAAAATATGGGATATAGAACAAAATTAGATTATTCTAGTAATAGGCAAATAAGCCAAAGAGAAAAAACTGATACAATATTATCTGGTTCAACAGTGTTTGGATTACCTTTTAGTGGGTTAACAGTAGGTCCTGATTTAAACACTAGTGGTATTACTAATAGTTATGGTGGTGTGATTAGTACATTTTCTGGTAACTCATCAACAACCGTATATAATTGGTTTGACCCAAGAATGCAATTAGCTGTTGGTTATTTGTCAGCTATAACACCTACTACTAGTGCTATAACTCAAGAAACTGGTTTTATTTATACTGGTGATACAACTATAACAGTTGATGGTAATACATCCTATTTAAATTATACTGGTACATATTTTACAATGTTTGCAAATTATGTTGTTGATTTAGGTGGTGGTTCTTATTCAGGTACAGTTGAACATGAAACAGTATATTTCTTATCTGCAAGTTCTGTAGATTATAGTGGTAGAACAATATGGATTGATAATCCAGAAATAACAAGAACTGATAGACTTATTATAAGTAGAAACCCACAAGTCGGATATGTATGGACTTGTGTTGATAATGAAGGAATGGGTGAATGGGTTTTTAACTCAAGTGCTACAACAGCGTCAATATGGATAACTGGTACTGGTGTTAATTCAGCAGTATTAGGTGGGTCTGGCGGAATTGCGACTGGTTCAACATCAGTATCTGAAGGTGTTAATACACGAGCTTATGGTATAGCATCACATGCTGAAGGTGGTGGGTCAATTGCTTCTGGCGATTTATCACATGCTGAAGGTGAAGATACTATAGCAAGTAATACCGCATCACATGCTGAAGGAACTAATACAACTGCAAGTGGCGTTTATTCACACGCTGAAGGTTCAAATACTATAGCTGCTGGTACTAGAAGTCACGCTGAAGGATATTTAACAGTAGCATCTGGAGTTACATCACATGCTGAAGGTGATTCTACAACTGCACATGGTGGTAATTCACATGCTGAAGGTCTTAGCACAGTCGCATGGGGACCTAATTCACATGCTGAAGGTAACCAAACAATTGCAAGTGGTGATTCAGCACATGCTGAAGGTGTTAGTACAACAGCTACTGGTAACCAATCACATGCTGAAGGTGATTCTACAACTGCATGGGGTAATTCATCACATGCTGAAGGTAATGGTACAATAGCTAGTGGTAGTTCATCGCACGCTGAAGGAGCAGCTACAACAGCTATTGGTAATAGTTCACATGCTGAAGGTGATAGTACAATAGCTAGTGGTGATACATCACACGCTGAAGGTAATGGTACAACAGCTAGTGGTTATATTGCACATGCTGAAGGTAATGGTACAACAGCTACTGGTACAGCATCACATGCTGAAGGTAGTGCTACATGGGCTTATGGTACTTATTCACATGCTGAAGGTGTTGGTTCAACTGCATGGGGTAATTATTCTCATGCTGAAGGGTCTGGTTCAATATCAAGTGGTGATTTTTCACATGCTGAGGGTCTTCAAACAATAGCTACTGGTAATTTTGGTTCACATGCTGAAGGTCATTATACAACAGCTACTGGTATTAATGGAGCACATGCTGAAGGTAGTACTACAATAGCTTCTGGCGCTAGTTCACATGCTGAGGGTGCATTAACAACTGCTAGTGGTGATGGTTCGCATGCTGAAGGTTATTATACAAGAGCTTATGGTCTTTATTCACATGCTGAAGGTAGTCAGACAACTTCAAGTTCTGATTATTCACATGCTGAAGGTAATGGTACAATAGCTAGTGGTAGTTCAGCACACGCTGAAGGATATTTAACACATGCTTTAGGTGGTGCATCACACGCTGAAGGTTATCTTTCAAAAGCTGTTGGTGAAGGCTCACATGCCGAAGGGGGTTCATACACTCTTGGTATTACTGGTAGCACTGCAATTGGTATTGCGTCTCATGCTGAAGGTGCTGGTACAACATCTTATGGTGATTATTCACATGCAGAAGGTCGTAATACAAAAGCATCTGGACTTACTTCACATGCTGAAGGTTCTAATACAACTGCTGGTGGATTATATACACATTCTGAAGGTGTTAACACAACCGCAATTGGTAATTTTTCACATGCTCAAAATAATACTACAAGAGCATTAGGTAGTTCGTCACATGCTGAAGGTAGTGCTACAACAGCTGGTGGTTATGGTTCACATGCTGAAGGTAGTGATACAAAATCACTTGGTCAATCGACACATTCTGAAGGGTCAAATACAACTGCAACTGGTCAATCAGCACATTCTGAGGGTATGTTTACAACTGCATTTGGTGATTATACACACACTGAAGGTTATGGTACATCAGCTTATGGTTCTGCGTCACATAGTGAAGGTCTTCAAACATCAGCTACTGGCGCTAATTCACATGCTGAAGGTAGCCAAACAAAAGCTACTGGTGATACATCACATGCTGAGGGTATTCAAACAAGAGCTTTTGGTGATTATTCTCATGCTGAAGGTGGTCAAACAACTGCATCTGGTCTTTATTCACATACTGAGGGTCAAGGTACAAAAGCTACTGGTAGTACAACTCACGCTGAAGGTAGTACTACTGTAGCTGGTGGTAATGCGTCACATAGTGAAGGTAGTCAAACAACTGCATTTGGTGATAACTCACATTCTGAAGGTCGACTTACAACAGCATCTGGTGAAAGTTCACATGCTGAAGGTAGTGGTACAACAACAACTGGTCTTTATTCACATACTGAAGGTCAAGGTTCTATTGCTGGTGGTACAGCATCACATGCTGAAGGTTACTTTTCATTAGCTAGTGGTTTTGGGTCACATGCTGAAGGTGGTTCACCTACATTTTCTGTAAGTGGTGGTACTGCTTCTGGTACTGGGTCACATGCTGAAGGGTTTAGAACAACTGCTATCGGTAGTGCAGCACATTCTGAAGGTGGGTTTACAACAGCTGAAGCTCCTTATTCACATGCTGAGGGTAGTAATAGTATAGCATCTGGAACTACATCACATGCTGAAGGATTTACAACAAGAGCATATGGTAATTATTCACATGCTGAAGGTGAAAGTACTAGAACATATGGTCAAAGTTCACATGCTGAGGGATATTATTCATTTGCTATTGGAGAAGGTTCACATGCTGAAGGTGGTGCATTTGGTTATAGTTTAACTGGTAGTACTGCAATTGGTAAAGCATCACATGCTGAAGGTGTTGGTACAACATCTTATGGTGATTATTCTCATGCTGAGGGGTTTGGTTCAATTGCTACTGGTACTACGTCACATGCTGAGGGTTATCAAACGAGTGCTTTAGGTCAATCGACACATTCTGAAGGTCAAAGTACAACAGCTTTAGGTAATTTTTCACACGCTGAAGGTTTATCAAATACCGCTATTGGTGGTTCATCACATGTTGAAGGTAACGGAACAACCGCAACTGGTTCCACAGCACATGCTGAAGGTAGTTCTACTAGAGCTTTTGGTGACCAATCACATGCTGAAGGGCTACAAAGTACCGCTAGTGGTACTGGGTCACATGCTGAAGGGTCAAATACAACAGCTAGTGGTACTTTTTCACATGCTGAAGGATTTTATGCACAAGCAACTGGACCTTCATCACATGCAGAAGGAGCTCAAACAAGAGCATGGGATTTTTACGCACATGCTGAAGGTGTTAGTACAACTGCTAGTGGAATTGGTTCACATGCTGAAGGTGGTGAAACAACTGCTAGTGTCACATATGCACATGCTCAAGGATATCAAACTGTATCTTCTGGTTGGGCATCACACGCTGAAGGTCAAGGTACAAAAGCTACTGATATGTATGCACACGCTGAAGGTAATGGTACAACAGCTAGTGGTCAAGGGTCGCATGCTGGTGGCGGTAATTCAATTGCTAGTGGTCAATATTCATTTGTACATGGTCAGAATTCAAAAGCTGATAACTCAACTACAGTAGTTTTTGGCTCTAATATAACTGGTACTTCATCAAATACTGTATATGTCCCTGATTTAGTTATTGATGGTTTAACATCAACTGACCCAATTGCAACTAACGCTGCTGGGTTAATCGTTGCTGGTACTTCTGATGCTAGACTTAAACAAAATATTAATGAACTAACTAATTCTTTAGATGTAATTAAAAATCTTAGAGGAGTATCATTTGAATATACACCTGAATCTGAAATGGGTAGTGGTGTTAGATATGGATTCATTGCTCAAGAGGTTCAAGAGTTTGTACCTGATATTGTTAGAGCTAGAGCTAAAGGTGATGGTATGTTATCATTAAATTATAATGAGATTGTTCCTATTTTAGTTGAAGCAGTTAAAGAATTATCAACTGATATAACTAATAATACATATTTAGAGACACAAACAATATTAGCTGAAGATAATAATATAGAATTAAATTATAATGGGACTCATCAATCTGCATTGGATGGTGGTATAACTATAAAACATGGTATTGACACTGATACTGATACTCACTTCAAATTAAATTCTGATGGTGATTTCATTACAAATGTTAATTTAATACCTAAAGGAATTGTGATACCAGAGTATACACCAACATCAAGTTCAGATACTTATGGGATTATAGGTAACTTTACTAAAGATGAAAACTATTTATATATAAAAGGAAATAACGGTTGGAAACGAGCTAATTTAGAAAACTTTTAATAATGAGTAACTTAAACAATTTTAATTTTAATAAATTAGATTTAAGGTTATCCAATAGCGATTATTGGGATTTCTTTATAGCTAATGATTATAACTTTGGTGCTGGTGGTGCTGGTGGAATGGGCGAAGGTAATTGTTTTGTTGTTCATTATGATTTTGATGATATAGCTACATTCAATAGTGCTACCACTATCGATACAATTTATTCATTGGTTACGTGGGATAACGCAGTTAATACTGGTTATACTTTAGATAATATAGGATTTACTGGTTTAGATAATGGTTTATTAACATATGTTAAACAAACTGGTGATACATTTAATACTGGATTAACTCAAGTATTAACTGGTTCTACAGTTATAATCCCATCTGGAGACACTAGATTAATATTAAATAGAGTTACTGGTTCAACTGGTAATTATGTTTATCCGATTCAAAAAATAATTAACCCTACATCAATAGGGAATAATATTAAATTTTGTGGTGGGTTTTATCAAGGTTATTTTAAATTAGATAATTATAACTATCAAGTATTACCAACTAGGGTTAATAAAGCTTGGGTTGCTGATTTTTGGTTGAATAAAACATCTGGGTGTACAGCCACAACTGGAACGACATTAAATGACATTTATCCAAATAATAAAGGATTTTTCTTTTATATGGGTACTAGAGCTGAAAATAAATATTGGAATGTATTTGAAGGTTTAAATACTGGATGTACACTTCAAACTTCAGCATGTACTGGAACAACAACATTCTTTACTTTAGAGAAGGAAACTGATATTAGTATTATTGGTGATTATGATATAGTATATCCATTAAGTCCACCATCAATAGACGTTAAATTTATTGAAAATCAATTCCTTATTTATGGTAGAGCAAATGGTAAAGGAGTTTGTAATACTTGTGGTAAAAGTGATGGTTTAGGTAGTGAAACAATATGTACATATACTGGCGGAACTTATATAAATGTATCAAAACATAGAATTACAAGTAAAAATAGAACTAATCCGTTCTTAGTATATGGTAGAGCAAATGGTAAAGGTATTTGTAATACATGTGCTAAAAGTGATGGATATGGTAGAGAAACAATTTGTAGTTTTTCTGGTAATTCATATGAGGAATTTGAATTAGATAGAGATGCGGATATTATCGATAACGCATTAGGATTCAGAATTAAAGATGATGGAAGTATTGGTTATCGATTATTGAAAGTATTAAGTGGTTGTACTGGTAACACGTATTTTACTGGTGTTACAGTTGAAGAACAATATTCAGAATCTGGAATAATCACTGAAGATGAATGGACTAGAGTTACAATTAGATATGTTGCAAATGAATATTATTCTGATGCTGATTTAAAATGTAAACCTAAACGTAAAGGTAGACTTATGTTCTATGTTAATTGTAGACTTAAAACTGCGTTTAATGATGTTGATGAATTTGTTGGTAGAAGATTAAATGAATATAAAGATAAACAAATTGGAGTACCATTTAATTTTAGTTTAGGTGGTGGTTCTCAAGGATTGATTGAATCAATGACATTCGATGGTCAAGATTCTGCTGATTTAAGTCTTAAAATTGAAGAGAATTTTGCTGGTTCATTTATTGGTCAAATATCTCAATTTAAATTCTATATATGTGATTTGAATTGGGTTGACATAAATAATGGCTGCTTATCTGATGGTCCTAGATACGGTTTACCAAATACACAACCAATTGAAGAATTTTTATTAATAGATGAATTTGGAAATTATATAGTAAGTGAGGATGGATATGGTATTAATATAAATAACTAAGTATTTATAAATAAAATAGAATGGCAAATAAAGAAATTAGAGAATTTAATCCGTTAACAGCTGCAACTGGTAATGAGTTATTATTATTTATGCTTAGCGGTGTAACTAAAAATATGACACTTGATGTAGCTAAAGACTATATTTTTGATGGTGCTGGTGGTAATTTATCTTATTTAGGATTTAATATTATCCCAGATGAAATTAATCAAGATATTACTTTACCAGATAATAGTACAGTATATTATAATGGTAGTCTAAATATGGGTTCTGGATATACATTAACAATACCTTCTGGAACAACATTAGAATTTATAGATGTAGATAATAGTTTTATTACTGGTGACTCTACTAATAATTCAGTATTAATTGGTGGTACTGGAAATACAATTGATTCATTAGGTACTAATAGTGTTGTGATTGGTGGTATGGATATTACTGGTACAACAGCTAATACAGTTTATGTACCTAATTTAAATATTAATAATTTATCAGCTGGAACAAGTGTAAATAATTTAGGAATTGATGCTAGTGGTAATGTAATTATAGGTACTACTGCTGGTGGTAGTGGTAGTAGTGGTGATACATATTGGATATCTGGTACAACTGGATTATATTCTATTAACGCTAATAATGATAGTGGTTTAGTCGCATCTGGTGATTATTCACTTGCTGAAGGTAATGGTACTTATGCTAGTGGTAATAGTTCACATGCTGAAGGGTATTATACAACTGCTCAAGGTCTTTATTCACATGCTCAAGGTAATAGTACAATAGCTGAAGGTGAAGCGTCACATGCTGAAGGTTATGTTACATGGGCTTTTGGTGAAGCGTCACGTGCTGAAGGACAATATACTTATGCTAGTGGTAATACGTCACATGCTGAAGGTAATAGTACAACAGCTAGTGGTAATTATTCACATTCTGAGGGTTTGTCAACAACTGCTCAAGGTGAAGCGTCACATGCTGAGGGTACTTTAACAACTGCTATTGGTGATTATTCTCATGCTGAAGGTTATAGTGCAACAGCTTTTGGTGGCATTTCACACGCTGAAGGTAATAATACCACAGCGTCTGGTTCTTATAGTCATGCTGAAGGATATAGAACAACAGCTAGTGGGAATACATCACATGCTGAAGGTTTTACAACATCTGCGTTTGGTACTTATTCACATAGTGAAGGTTATTTTACAATTGCTACTGGTACATCAGCACACGCTGAAGGACATCAAACTACTGCTAATGGTCTTTATTCACATACTGAAGGTAGATTGACAACAGCAACTGGTAGTACGTCACATGCTGAAGGTAGAAGTACAAGAGCTTTTGGCACTTATTCACATAGTGAAGGTTATTTTACTACAGCATTTGGTCAATCATCACATTCTGAAGGTGAAGGTACGTCTGCGTTTGGTGCTTATTCACATAGTGAAGGATATCTAACAAAAGCTACTGGTACTACGTCACATGCTGAGGGTGAAAGGTCAACAGCCGCTGGTAGTGTGTCACATGCTGAGGGTTATTCTACAACCGCTAGTGGTGGTTATTCACATACTGAAGGTAATCGAACAACTTCAAGTTCTGATAATTCACATGCTGAAGGTTATTATTCAATAGCTAATGGTTATACCTCACATGCTGAAGGTTATCAAACAACAGCTAGTGGTTATATTGCACATGCTGAAGGTTATGGTGCTGTAGCTAGTGGTAGTTCTGCACATGCTGAGGGTGGGTTTACATTAGCTGGTGGTAGTGCATCACATGCTGAAGGTAATAATACAAGGGCTCTTGGTTACACATCACATGCTGAAGGTGATAGTACAACTGCTCAAGGTGATTATAGTCACGCACAAAATTTTAATACAAAAGCTCTTGGTGATAGTTCAACTTCTATAGGTGATGAGACAATAGCTAATAATTATCTATCATTTGCTGGTGGTTATGCTTCTGTAGCTAATGGTTTAATATCATTTGTATTTGGTAATACATCTCAAGCAGATGGTGACACTACAATAGTATTTGGTGATAACATTACTGGTACAACTAATAATACAGTTTATGTACCAGATTTAGTAATTAAAAAATTAGCATCAACACCAGCAAACAGTGCTGATGTTATTGGTGAAAATGGTTCGGTAACATGGGATAATAATTATTTCTATTGGAAAGCAAATAACCAATGGTTAAGACTTAGTGGATTAACATTCTAACAAATAATAATAATAATAACTAAAAATAAAACAAAAAAAAATGGCAATTAGAAATGATTTGTATCTACCATCAAAAGGACTTACTGAGGGTAATTTTAACGGTGTAAAAATAAAAAACAGTTTAAGTGGGTTTATACCAGTTTATATTGACTCTAAAAATAAAGCAAGTGGAGCATTTAGTTTTGCTGAAGGTTATCAAACAACATCGTCTGGTAATTATTCACATGCTGGTGGTTATAATTGTGTTTCGGTTGGCACTAATTCATTTGTTTATGGTGAAAATTCTAGAGCTGAAGGTAATACTACTATTGTGTTGGGTAGTGGATTAACTGGCGCTACAGCTAATACAGTATATGTTAATAAATTAAATATAAAAACAATAACTGGAAATACTAGTGTTAATAATTTAGGTATAGATGCTAGTGGAAATATCGTTATTGGTAGTACTGGTGCTACAAGTAGTACTGAAGTGTTTGTTACTGGTGGTACTTACTCAAACGGAACAACTACATTTACTAACAATACTGGTGGTACATTTACAGTTACTGGATTTAAAACTAGTGATTTGGTAGTTACTGGAGGTACTTATTCAAATGGAACAGCTACTTTTACTAATAACACTGGAGGAACATTTACAGTTACTGGATTCAGTACTGGTGGTGGTACAGATAATTATTGGGTATCTGGTTCAACTGGTAATTATTCAATTAAAGCAATTAACAATAGTGGATTAGATGCTACTGGTAACTATTCACATGCTGAAGGTTATACTACAACAGCTAATGGTGTTGCATCACATGCTGAAGGTTATTTAACAAAAGCCATTGGTAATTATGGTTCACATGCTGAAGGTTATCAAACAACAGCAAGTGGTTCTAATTCACATGCTGAAGGTGTTAGTACAACTGCAATTGGTAATAATTCACATGCTGAAGGTATTGCAGCAATAGCGTCTGGTGATACATCTCATGCTGAAGGTAGTAGTACAAAAGCATTGGGGTCATCGTCACATGCTGAAGGTGAGGGGACAACTGCATTTGGTGATTATACACACTCTGAAGGTAACGCTACAATAGCTAGTGGTTATACATCACATGCTGAAGGTCTTGCTACAACAGCTATTGGTCAAGCGTCACATGCTGAAGGATATTACACAAAAGCTATTGGTGAAGATTCACATGCTGAGGGATATTATACAAGAGCTAGTGGTAATTATGGTTCACATGCTGAAGGTAGTTCTACAACAGCTAGTGGTAATTTTGGTTCACATGCTGAAGGTTCTTATACGATAGCTAGTGGCGAAGCATCACATGCTGAAGGTTCTTATACAACAGCTATTGGTGATTATTCTCATGCTGGTGGTTATTATGCAAAAGCTAGTGGATTATATTCATTTGTACATGGTTCTACAAGTTTTGCAAATGGTTCAAGTGTTATTGTTTTAGGTGATAATATTACTGGTGCAACAGCAAATACAGTTTATGTAAATAAATTAAATATAAAATCAGTACCAGCTGGTACTAGTGTTAATAATTTAGGTATCGATGCTAGTGGTAATATTATCATTGGGTCAGGTGGTGGTGCTGATGTATTTGTTACTGGTGGTACTTATTCAAATGGAACAACTACATTTAGAAATAATACTGGTGGTACATTTACTGTCACTGGTACAGATAATTCTTGGATATCTGGTGCTACTGGATTATATTCTATTAAGGCTAATAATGATAGTGGTTTAGTCGCATCTGGTGATTATTCACTTGCTATGGGTTATAATACAAGAGCTACTGGTTGGATATCATATTCTGAAGGCTATGCTACAACTGCTAGTGGTGGTTATGGTTCACATGCTGAAGGTTGGTTGTCAACAGCTAGTGGTCATACATCACATGCTGAAGGATACAATACAACAGCTACTGGTATTACATCACATGCTGAAGGTCAATCTACAAAAGCTCTTGGTCAAGCGTCACATGCTGAAGGTGATAATACTCAAGCATTTGGTTATGGTTCACATGCTGAAGGTCAATTTACATTTGCAAATGGTCAAGGTGCACATGCTGAAGGTTATTATACAATAGCTCAAGGTTCTGGTTCACATAGTGAAGGTATATTTACAACAGCTATTGGTGATTATTCTCATGCTGGTGGTTCAACTAATATAGCTAGTGGTAACTATTCATTTGTACATGGGTATAATTCAGTAGCAAGCGGTGCAACAACAATTGTATTTGGTGATTATATTACTGGTACTGTTGCTAATACAGTTTATGTACCAGATTTAATTATTGATAATCTTAAAAATGCTGCTAGTTTATCAACAAATGCTAGTGGTAAAGTTATAGTAACACCATCTGATGAAAGACTTAAACATAATATAACTGATTTATCTGATTCATTAACAAAAGTAAATAACCTTAGAGGTGTTTCATTTGAATTCAATGAAGAAGTTGAGATAGAAGGAACTAAATTAGGTTTTATAGCTCAAGAAGTTAATAATGTAATCCCAGAATTAGTTAATTTATTACCTAATACTGAAGATATGTTAACAGTTGATTATGTAGGTATGATTCCAGTATTGGTTGAGGCTATTAAAGAATTGACTAAACAAAATTTAGAATTGAAGACTAGATTAGATAACGCTAACCTATAAAAACAAATTAAAATAAATAAAGCTGGGGTAAGTCTCCAGCTTTTTTGTTTTTATAGATATTTATTTAATAAAACAAACCAATGAGCGATAGATTAATACTTAGGACTGTAACTAGTCCATTTTTAATACCTTATAACGATAATACAAAAGGAAATGTATTATCCCATACAGAATTAGATAATAACTTTCTTTATTTAAAAGGTAATGTAATTTATACTGCTGAAACTTCTGGTAGTTTTGTTACATTAAAAAAATTAAATGGAGAAGATTTCACATTTGAAGTTGGTTCAGGTGGTGGTGGAGGTGCTGGTGGTGATTTCTATTGGACATCTGGGTCTACTGGTACTAAATCAATAAAAGTAAATAACGGAACTGGTTTAGATGCAACTGGTAACTATTCAGTAGCTGAAGGTTATGATACAACTGCTGGTGGTGATTATTCACATGCTGAAGGTTATAATGCACATGCTCTTAATAGTGCGTCACATGCTGAAGGTACTTTCACAATAGCTAGTGGTGTCGCGTCACATGCTGAAGGTGAGTTTACAACAGCTAGTGGTGATTATTCTCATGCTGAAGGTTCTGAAACTACTGCACAAGGTGATTATTCACATGCTGAAGGTTCTGAAACTACTGCACAAGGTGATTATTCACATGCTGAAGGTATTGTCACAAAGGCTATTGGTAATTATTCACATGCTGAAGGATATGGGTCACAAGCTAAAGGTAACTCTTCACATGCTGAAGGTGAGTATACAATAGCATCTGGTACAACAAGTCATTCTGAAGGTTCTGATACACAAGCGTTAGGTACGGATAGTCATTCTGAAGGTGCTAAAACAATAGCTATTGGTCGTCAATCACATGCTGAAGGTAAGGGTACCACTGCTAATGGGTTTGCTAGTCACTCTGAAGGTGAAGGTACAAAGGCTATTGGTAATTATAGTCATGCTGAAGGATATTTTACAACAGCAAGTGGTATTACATCACACGCTGAAGGTAATAATACAATTGCAAGTGGTGAAGGGTCACATGCTGGTGGTTATGGTACTTCTGGTTATGTAGTTGCTAGTGGTAATACGTCATTTGTTCACCAATACGTTAGTGGTAGTGGTCAATTTGGTGCTGGAAATTATGGTTCTTATGGTTCGTACTCAGCCATTTTAGGTGGTCAAGACCATTATATCCAATCTGGTTCAGAGTCTGGTTCTATAGTGGGTGGTAATTCACATTTATTATATGGTGCTAGTGTTAATTCTGGTATTTTTGGTGGTAATGCTAACTTATTAATTGATACGTACTATGGTGTTGTGTTAGGTGGTGATGCTAATGGTACAATACAAGCAGATAGTTCTGCCATAGTTGGTGGTTATAATAACGTTATTGATACATTTAATTTTAATTTACCAACATATTCATTTATTGGTGCTGGTTCTAATAATAAAATAGAAAATAATTCTGGTAGTGGTGACGCAGTTGGTGATGTTATCATGGGTGGTGATAGTAATCTTATAGATGGGAATAATTCATTTAATGGTATTTACAACTCAAGTAACTCATATTTAACATCTCAATCAACATCAGTCATCATAAATTCTGAAGGTAGCCATATAGAAGATGGTGGTGGTTTTGGTTCATCTAATAATACAATTATTGGTACTTACAATTCAACTATTGAAGCTAATGGTGTAACTTATGCGTCAATATTTGGTGGTGCTAATAACAATATTTTTCAAGAAAATTCACTTGCTGGTATTATACCAAATTATTCGGTAATAATTGGTGGTGATGCTAATAGAATAGATAATTCTGATACTGCTACTATATTAAATGGTTTTACTAACACTATAGATACTAATAGTAAACAATCAAGTATTTTAAATGGTCAATACCACACAATTATTTCATCTAAATTCTCATCCATTATTGGTGGTAATTCAAATGAGATGACTGATAGTAATGGTTCTACTATTATTGGTGGTTCGGATAACGGTATTTTATCAGATGGTAACCCAGCATTCACAAGATATTACAATGCTATCTTAGGTGGTACTGGTAATACAATTAGTAATAGTGAATTATCTTTCATTATGGGTGGTTATCAAAATGTTATACCATATGGTAAAGTAGGTGTGGTTATATTGGGTGGTGACAGTATTACTGGTTCGTCAAATAATACTGTTTATGTTCAAAAATTAAATATAAAAACAGTTACTAATGATAACACAACAATTAGATTTTTAACATTAGACGCTAATAATAATGTTGCTTTTAGAAATTTAAGTAGTATTAGTGGTGGTACTGGTGGTGGTACTGGTGGTGATAGCTATTGGGTATCTGGTACAACTGGAACTTATTCGCTTAAAGCTTTAAATGATAGTGGTTTAGATGCTGTAGCAAATTATTCTTTTGCAGTAAATAACGCTACAATGGCTGATGGTATTAATTCATTTGCTGCTGGACATTCAACATGGGCTAGAGGTTTAACATCCACTTCAATTGGTGAAAATACTGAAGCATTTGGTGATTATACATTTGCTGGTGGTCATAATACAAAAGCATCTGGTACAACATCATTTATTTGGTCAACTGAATCAACAGCATTTGGTAATAGAAGTGCTGTATTAGGTGGTACTGGTATTGCTGGTAGTAATGATGATACTGTTTATGTACCTTATTTAAATATACAGTCAGCTACAACTGATAACACATTAACTCAATTCTTAGTTAAAAGTACTGATGGTACAATAAAAACTAGAACATTACCTACCGATGTAAGAGTTACTGGTGGTACTTATACTGATGGTAATGCTACATTTACAAATAATACTGGCGGTACTTTTACAGTAACTGGATTTAAAACTAGTGATACATTTGTAACTGGTGGAACTTATAACAACTCCACTGGAACAGCTATATTTACTAATAATAGTGGTAGCACATTTAATGTAACTGGATTTAGTACTGGTTCAACATCTGTAACTGGATTTACATATTCAAATAATAATTTAACTGTTAAACAATCTAGTGGTGATTTAACTGTTAATATTAATACAATGACTGGTTTAACGATAAATGGTAATTTAACATTTACTGGTCAAACAAATAACCCAGTTTATACTGCTGGTACATTAACTTCATCATTTATACCAAACTGGGATAATAGTAATTTACAACACGTTATATTATCTGCTGCAACTACTAGTATAAGTGGTGGTACGAATATTAAGAATGGTGCAGTTTATACTATGATTGTTAAACAAAATGCTACTGGTTCTAGATTGATAACATGGGCTACACAATATAAATGGCAATCAGGTATTGCACCAGTATTAAGCTCAACATCCAATTCAGTGGATATATTCACATTCATAAGTGACGGTACAAACTTGTATGGTCTAATAGCAAAAGATTTTAGATAATGTTTAACGTACCATTTAATTTTAGAGAAGGATATAGTTCAGGTGACCCTATACCAGTATTTGGGACAGCTAAGGCTGTATTTTGGGTTGATGCTTTAAAGGGAGTTTATAATGGATTACCTTATGTCCCAGCAGCACTTAATAACACAGATATTAGATTTTGGCAAGACCAAACTATATATGGTAATCATTTAACTGCTACGACAATTACTTCACCTTCATATTCTGCCACTACATTTGCGCCTTATGGTTCATCATCTTCATACCCATTTGTACAATTTAATGACGTTAATACAGAACATATGGCAGCTACTAATTCAGCTAGTTTACAAGTTATATCAACTGGATTCACAGTATTCTTTGTTATAAGAAAAAATCCATTAAGAACTTGGAGTTCTGGTAACCCAATAATTGAATATAATGCTGCTTGGGGTTCTGAATCTGAAGGATTTGGTATTGATGGTGACGCTGGACCTAATTTTATAGATATGTGGTATTTTAACCAAGCATTTAATCCAACTAAAATTAGTGTACCATGGGGTTCTGGTGGTATTGATGATGAAAAATTCTTTTATTATACATATAGAATGAGTGGTGGCACATGTACTGGTTATGCTGGTGCTACACTTAAAAGCACAGCTATTGCTGGTGGTGGGAATAAAAAAATGATGCCAGTATCCTCAACTGCTAAATTATATATTGCTGGTGGTTATAACGGTTCAACATACGCACAAGCAAGTGCAATAGATGTTGCAGAAGTATTAATTTATGATGGTGCTGTACCAAATGCTGGTTTGATTACAGTATGGAATTATTTTAAATCTAAATATGGATTTACAACTTAACATAAATATTTATATATATGGATTTTTACATTAATAAGAACGCAACATTACCAGTATTAAAACTTGAATTAATTCAAGATGGTATAAACAATTATACCCACTTTTTTGATTTAGTTCAAAACGCTAATATATACTTCAGTATGACTGACATTAAAACTGGTATTAAACATATTTCTAGAAAACTAACTGGACTATCACCTAAGACTGAATACGTAGGTTGTAGTATCGAAGAATATTATTTAGTATATCAATTTACAACTAGAGATACCTCAAAACCAGGTACTTATCTTGGACAATTCACAATTGAGTTTTTAGATGGTACTGGAACACTTGTTGTTCCTATCAGAGAAGAGCTTTATATTCAAGTTCTAGATGGTAGTATAAAAAAATAAATACCATTCTATTGTTTATTAGATTTTTTTAGTATACATTTGTAAAAAATTGTATATATGGAGAAAGTGAGCTTTGAACAGATTGAACAGTTTCTCGAAGGAAGTGACCCACAACAATACATTGTTGGGATTGAATCTTCTTATTCAGAGAATCTCGTTTATCTAATTATTAATGACCCAGAAACTGGGAAAAGGATTGAACCACATAAATTTAAACCATTCGTTTGGGTTAAAGAAGAAGTGGTTAAAAGACTTTATGGTGGTAATCGTAGAAAAATACAAGAAGTTGCCAAGAAAAATAATATCCGTTTCAAAAAATTAAGAACATTAACTGAAGATGGTGAAGAACCAGAACGTATGGCTAATGGTTATAAATACCTTGTAACTATAACTGGTCATGGTTATTCTAAATTACAAGACTTTTTTAGAAATGGTGGTGTTGATGCAAGACATGAAGATAATAAGAAATTATTCACTTCATTCTCCCCTGATGAACAATTCCTTATTCAAACTGGTAAACGTTTATTTAAAGGTATGGATGATTATAATGATGTCCATAGACTTCAATTTGACCTTGAGACCGAAGGATTAGACCCAGTAATTAATGGTATATTCCAAATCGGTATTAAAGATAATAAAGGTTATGAAAGAATCTTAGAAACAAAAGGTGAAAATGGAAAAGAACGTAGGGAATCTGAAAGAGCTAATATTAAAGAGTTCTTTCAAATAGTATATGATATATGTCCAGATATTATCACAGCGTATAACTCCGAGAACTTTGACTGGCCATTCATTGAAAAACGTTGTGAACGTTTAGGGATAGATTTCTATGATATTGTTAAAACATTAAATCCTAATGTACCAGTTAAGAGAAAAGATGCAATGCTTAAGCTTGGTGGTGAACAAGAGGCTTATAAACAGACTTATATATGGGGTACCAGTGTTTTAGATATCTCACACTCCGTTCGTAGAGCACAAGCGATTAATTCAAGTATTAAGAAATGGTCATTAAAATATATTACTCAATATTCTGGAGTAGCTAAACCTAATAGGGTTTATGTTGATGGTGATGTTATCAATAAAACTTGGGCTGATGCTAGAGACCATTGGTTTAATGAATCAAATGGTAAATGGGGATTGTTAGAGAATTCTGAATATATAGATGAATTACCAGAAGGAGTTAAAATAGTTAAGGGTGATTATATTGTTCAACGATACTTATTAGATGACCTTTGGGAAACTGAGCAAGTTGATGGAATTTATAATCAGGCCGCTTATTTGATTGCTAAGATATTACCAACATCATATATGCGAAGCTCAACAATGGGTACCGCTGGTCAATGGAAGTTGATTATGGCTGCATGGTCCTATCAGAATAATTTAGGTGTTCCAGATTTACAAAAGAAAAGAGAATTTACTGGTGGTCTTTCAAGATTACTTGAGGTAGGTTTTGCTAAGAACGTTGTGAAGGCCGATTTCGCTGCGTTATATCCAAAAACAGAGTTAACACATGGTATATTCCCATCGTTAGATATATCTGGCGTTATGGAGGGTTTATTGACATATGTTGTTGATAAACGTGATGAGTTTAAATTCTTAACTAGTGAACATAAAGATAAAGCAAAAGAATTAGCTACTAAGTTAGAAGAAAGAAGAGATACTTTAACTCCAGAAGAGATTGAAAAAGTAGAGAAAGCAATTAAGAAACATAAGAAATTAGCTTCTAATTACGATAAGAAACAGTTACCACTTAAAATATTAGCTAACTCATTCTTTGGTGCGTATGGTGCTCCTTATATCTTTAACTGGGGTGATTCAGATTGTGCTGAGGAAACTACATGTAGAGGTAGACAATACTTAAGATTAATGGTTCGTTTCTTTACTGAGAAATACGGATTTAGAGCATTAGTATTAGATACGGATGGTTGTAACTTTGCAATCCCTGATAATGTAGATGAAATTAAATATATTACTCAAGCTAGTCACTGGAAAACTAATCATTATGAAGTAGGGCAAGAATTAACTGGTCTTGATGCTGTATTAGCTGAATTCAATGAAACTTACATGTTAGGTAGAATGGGATTAGATATCGATGATATTTGTGATGCTACAATCAACTTTGCTAGAAAGAATTATGCGAATGATATAGATGGTAAAGTTAAATTAGTTGGTAACAGTATTAAATCTAAAGCAATGCCAGAATATATCGAAGAATTTATCGATAAAGGTGTTAGAATGTTATTAGATGATAAAGGTTATGATTTCATAGAGTATTATTACGAACATGTAAATAAAATCTATAGTTACCAAATGCCAGTACTTAAAATGGCTTCTAAGTCTAGAGTTAAAATGACACCTAAGAATTATGTAGATGTTTATTGTAAAGGTACCAATAAAGCTGGTGCAGCAAAAGCTAGACAAGCATATATGGAATTAATATTAGTTAATAACTTAGATGTTAATTTAGGTGATACAATTTACTATATCAATACTGGTGAAGCTAAATCACATAGTGATATTAAAGCGGTTAAAGATAAAGCTACTGGTCAAACTCATGTTGAATTTAATTGTAAATTGATTCCTCAAGAGCAAATTGACATGGACCCTAACTTAATTAATACTGAATATAACATTCCTAAGTATCTAGATGCATTTAACAAGCGAATTAAGCCACTATTAGTATGTTTTGATACTGACATTAGACATAACATAATTATCAACGTTGTAAAGGATAAAAAGACTAAGTTATTTATGTTAGAGGAAAGAGGTGTATTTACTGAGAAACAATGTAAATTGATTGCTGGTAAACCATTTGAAGAATCTGACCAAGATAGTTATGAAGCTCTTATGACAATGGAAGATAAAGAGATTAGATTCTGGGATTCAGTTAATAAACTTCCAAATAATATGGAAGAAGAGGAATGGGAAAGAGTTAGAACTGATTACCATGAAAGATTAGCTAAAATGAAAGCTGATAGTATTGCTAAAGAGAAAGAAACTTTTGATATTATCTGTAAGAATTTAAAACAAAATGATTTCCAAGGTATGTCTGAAACTGGTATGTTAGTTAAAGAGTTGCAAGAGTTATTCTCTATTGATGAAGAAACTGGTTACATAGTATCTAATAAATGGGAAGTTATCATAAGTACTATCGATAAATTATTTGATTATTTAGAGGTAGTTAAAGAACGTGAAATATTCATGAATGCAGTTGAAGGTGATTTTAGTTATACTGAGAAATTCAATATGTGGTTAGACACACATAATTCAGACGATGAGCTTGAAGATGATGAAGTTATTGAGGATGAAACAATCGGTATAATGAAAGGTTTCTTAACTGAGAATCAATGGATAGAAGTAATGGATGGTTACTGGTGTACAATGGAACTTTATAATTCTGGTTCAGATTATTATAGAAGTGCTAGAACTTTAGAAGAAGCATACCAAGCTGAGTTAGGTATTCAGAAATCATTAGAAAGAGCTAAGTCACAAGAAAAGAATGGTGGTTTAGTAATTACTAAGGATGAAGATGATGAATGGAATTTTTAGTATAAAAAGAAAGGGACTTATTACAGTCCCTTTTTTTATTTGATATAAAAACCTAACGGTCTAAATTTGATTGATTTGTTTAAATTTTCAGCTTCATTAGCGCTTCTTTCAAGTTGTTTAGTTGATGATAATCTATCTAACCTTACGTCTAAACGTTCTAATATTGCTTTTCTTTCTTCATTTCCTTCAGATAGTAATGAATCGTAATCCATTGTTCTTTCAGCTTCTGGCGGTCCAACTACCCCTAAGAATTTTCCTCTAGTTCTACCTAATGCTCTTTTTGCTTCAGCAATAAATAATTGACGAATTAATACTTTAGTTGGTTCATTGAATTTAGAATAATCTAATTTTGCTAATGGAACTTCATTTGGTAATGTAATAATATCTGAATTAGCTGCTCTACATTCATCTACGTTATCATTAGTAGTATCATAATAGTGATACCATACTTGACATCCAGTTAAGTTCATTCCACCACCAACACCAGTTTGATTAATTGCACCACCAAAAGATATTTTAGAACCTGGAGTACTCAACAAATGTAATAACCTAGTTCCATCAGGACCAGCAGTAATTTTATAAACCAAATCTGATTTAAGAATTCTATCTTTAAGATTCATATCACCAGCGGTAAGTAAAATATCATAAGCTGGTGCGATATAATAACCACCATAACCAGCTCCAGCCATTCCAGCACCACCAGCTCCAGTACCCATTTGAGCAAATCCACCACCTAAACCATAGTTAATACCACCGTAGTTAGCAAATAATGCTTTATCAGTTGTTGGTGGTGTGATATATAATACTTGATTTATTTCTCTACCAGCTGGTATTTGATATACTTGTCTACCAGATTCAATATTAATATAATCTTTCTTTAATTCCCAAGGACCTCTTGTTTGTAGACCAACTTGTTTTGAATAAGCGTAACTATATTGTGTTGATAAGTCTAAACCTCTAACACTCAAAGCAAATGCCATATCAGTTGTATCTACATTCTGACCTAACAGTGATTGCCATTGATGTTCCACTAACCATTCTTGAACATATTGAGCATAATCCTCAATAGCTATTTCTAATAGTGTACATAATTGGTCATCATCTAATTCCACCTTTCTGTAAGGCGCACCCATAGAAACTCGAAATTGTTCGAACATTCTATTTCTATCGTCATTACTAACTCCCATATTTAATTATTATTTAATAATAAATATCTAGGAAATCAAACAATACTAATATTAACCAATAAATCTTTTAATCATTTCGTAAGCCTCGTCAATTGTATCAAATGATTTCTCTGGTACTAGTATAGTACCACCAACTACAATGACTGGAACTCTTTCTGATTGTGCAACATTAAATACCTCTTCAGTTTCTTGTTCATTCTCTGGTGAGTCAATATCAATATATCGATATTCGATATTACCTTCACTTAATTTTGTTTTAATTTCTTCACAGTATGAACACCCTTCAATACCGAAAACTCTTACATTTCTTTTCATCTTATTCCAATATTTCATTAATTATTATATCTACAATTTCATTGTCTGATAAACTATCACCACCAATGATTTTGCTTATTACTTCTTTTTTATAATTCAATGTATACCACATCTTATTAATCACGGTATCATTAAATAGATTATAGTATATTTTTACATTGTTTTTTTGACCAATTCTAAAACATCTAAATTCAGCTTGTTCAGAATTACCTGGAACCCAATCAAACGAATTAAATACAACATAATGTGCTCTAGTTAATGTAATACCTACTCCAGCAGAAACAATATTACCAATAAATACCATTGGTCCATCTTCTCTATTTTGGAATTCATCTACTGAACGTTGCTTTTCCTTTTCATTCATTTGACCATAATGTACAACACACTTATTACCGTAGTGATTAGCTAATGCTAATAATTCTTCAGTAAAACATGTGAAGATAACTACTTTATTTCCTTGTTCAACAATCTCATCGACTAATTCAATTGTATGTGGTATAGTTTCCATGGCCATATACTTTCTCAATAAACCTAACTCAACTAAATCTCTTTGAATATTAACATTCTTTTTATTATTTTCTCTTTCAACCAAATAATCTTCCCATAACTGGTCATATTGCTTTTTCTGCTCTTTGGTTAAATCATTCATTAATGGTGTAACTGTTTTATCTGGCATATCGGCAAAATCCTCAGTTAATCGTCTTAAAAATATATTTCTAGTTTTAATCGATAACTCTTCAAGATTAGAAGCTCCATTCGTTAACCATACTTTCTTTTTAAAGCCATTTCTTACTGTAGTAGTAATTTGTCTACCATCACAGTATCTAGTAGCGAAATACTTCCAATTTTCAGTCAATGGTGACTTAATCAATTTCAATAAATTAAAATAGTCCATTGGTCTATTTGCAACTGGTGTACCACTCAATAACCATACTTTATCAATAGTTTTACATATGTCACTCATGATAGCTCCACGCTTACTATCTTTATTCTTTAAGTTATGTGCTTCATCGATAATACATAAATCAAATTTAGAGTCTAATAGATGTTGGTTCTCAATTAAATGATAATTATCCTTATTAGCCTCAGTTTTAATAGTGTGAAAGTTTTTAAGAATATCATAATTGATAATAGTAAATTTAGCGTTATCCCATTTTCTATTATTAATAATAGCTATGTCAAATTCTTGGTAGTAGTTTATTTCTCTTTGCCAGTTTATCTTAACTGATGATGGACAAACTATTAATATCTTTTTAGCACCAGACTCTAATGCAGCGACAGTTGCTTGTAATGTTTTACCACTACCCATCTGGTCAGCTAGGATGGCCCCATTCTTACTTAGAAGGAATTTAATACCCTCTTTTTGTAAATCTAGAATCTTTCTACCATTACTTCCATCCATACCTTTAAAAGTATCAAGTTTTTCATATTTTTCAAAATCAACTTCAATGTCAATCTCATCAAAATAGGGGTCATCTAATACTTGAGTTTTAGGGATGAAATACATATCAGATTTTTCTTGATTTCTTTTCAACTTACCATATATATGGAATGTCTTATTGGAATCAGCTAACATGTACTCAATTAAAATCTTTTGAGGTACAAATGTAAGGTTATGTTGTTTTTTTAATTCTTCACCAATATATTCAGTTATGCTAACAATTTTATTTATTAACATAGGGTCTTTTTTATGATTATCAACTATATATTCACTTTGGAATGTTGTTAAAGTAATTTTACCGAACTTAATTAATTTCTTCTTAAGTTTTTTAATATAAGGATTTTTACCATCATATTCTTTAAGAATATTGACAGCTGAGTACCCTTTTATATCATCTAAATTTATCAAAATTACATATTTTTATTTTTTTACGTTATACATTTAAAGCATAAATATAACCATATTTTAAAATAAAATCAATAGTTAAAGACATATTTATATTATCGTTAATATTTATGAATAAAAACATATGTCAACACCAAGAAAAATTCCGATTACTCGTTCAAATAAATTCTTTTCAGATAAGGAATTTGAGTTAGAAATAGGCTTCGGTAGAGAAGCAATTGAAGGTGATAATAACTTTACAATTATTCTTTATCGAGTAGATAGAGTTAATACAGCATCTGATAGTGTTTATGGTGAAGCAGCCATGGATGAAATTAAATATTTACCACCTATTGAATTAAAAGTTATGCCGATACTTAATGAAGCTGAAAATAAAGCTTACAATAGTGGGGCTGGTAGTCTTAGATATTTACAAGATGGTCAATTTACATTTGGTATTTATTCGTCTCAATTAACACATTTAGATGTGGATATTTCATATGGTGATTACATAGGTTACCCAGTAACTGAAGATGAAGTAAGGTTCTTCTCAGTTGTTAATGATGGTAGAAAAAATTACGATAACAAACATACCATATTAGGGTATAAGGGTGCGTTCAGAACTGTTGTATGTACAGCAGTAGACGATAATGAGTTTAGAGCGCTTTAATAAGTAAATAAAATGGGAGTTCCAAAGGGATTTAGAAAAAATATTGATTTCATAAACCAACATATTGGTTATGAGAGAAGACAAGATATACTTCATGATATCGCTGATAAAGGTACATTTTTACCTAGAGGTATTAGTTATGAAGATGTTGACCAAACTTTTGTTGAGTTTGTTGATAAGGATTTGGAGATAGTAATTGATGGTGAGAAGGTTCCAGTAATATTTTTAACGTTACAGAGATGGTCTGAGTTTAGTAAAACTTGGCAATTTTCTGATAAGTTTAAAAATATTAAGATGCCTTTCATTACGGTAGTTAGACAACCTAATCCACAAGTTGGTACAAACCAAGCTGGATTATATAACATACCTGGTCGTCAGAACTATACATATATGAAAGTACCCACCTTTATTGATGGTAGACGTGGCGTTGACACTTATAAGATTCCTCAACCAGTATCGGTTGATTTCTTATATGAGGTACGTTTATTCTGTAACAAGATGAGAGATTTAAATAAATTAAATTTTAAAGTTCAACAAGCGTTTCAATCAATACAATTTTATGTAAGGGTTAATGGTCATCCAATGCCAATTATATTGGAAAATATTGGTGACGAGAGTAATATCGATGATTTTGAAAACAGAAGATTTTATGTTCAACCATTTGATATGAAGTTGATTGGGTATGTTCAAGACGAAGATAATTTTGAGGTTATACCATCAATTAATAGAGCGATGGTTATGTTAGAGGTTAATGATAAGATTGTACCTAAAATGAATTTTGAAGTGGTTAAACAAAGTACTTCATTATTTTACAATTTTGTATTTAAACCTAAAGCAGATACTAGTTTCAGATTTGTTGCTGATTATAAAATACAATTAATAACTATTGATAATGTTGAATTAATAACAAATATTCAAATAATTGTTGATGGTATCGAAGTTTTCAATGGATTACAATTACCGATTGGTAGCCCGATAATAATAAACGCTGGTTCAACAGTTTATGTTAGTATTAATAAAAACTTCTTTGATACTAGTAAATTTATGTTAACTGCAAATATAATATAATATGAGTCAGAATAGAAATACAAACGTTACTCAAACTTTTATCGTTGATACTATAGGTGATAATACATTTAGTGCGTGTACTGGTGTTTATACTAATTATATTGCTTCATGTTTTAATGATTTAATTTATATCGATAGTAATATATCAGTTCTTGGTGATTACAGTGGTACTTCTATTTATGCTACTGCATTCTATGGCGATGGTTCTGGTTTAACTAACATTATAAAGCGAACTGAAGCGACTAAAACAACTAATGACGATGGTTTATATACTATTGATAGTATAACTGGTATCACAAGTGGTACAACTAGATTTATTGAGGTGTATGTTACAGCACATTTAGATATTAATAATTATGGATTTTGGAAAAGAACTATAGGTGTTATGAATATTGGTGGTGTATCCACTGTGATGATTGAGAATTACGATACTGATAAACAATCTAATGGACTTAACCCTACTGATGTATCTTTTAGTGGTTCTGGTTCTAATATATTAATACAAATATCTGGTGAGTTGAGTAAAACTTACAATTGGACATCGGATTGGGAAATTATCAAACGTTAAACTAATTTAGCGATATTTATTAAATATAAAGAAAAATATTATAATGGCTACACAAATAACAACATTAACTGCTGGTTACATATTAATACAAGCTGGTCATGGAGTACCTAATCATGCTGCACCTAAGGGTTCACAATTTACTGACGTTGATACAGCTACCCTTTATTTTAATAAGGATGGTTTAAGTGATTGGGAAGTAAATATTGATGTTACTAATACTGGTTCGACAATTGGTATTAATACGTTTAGTTCATTTAGCTCATCAACTATTGGTCAAGGTAGTGTTATAGCAACTACTTCAAGTGATAATTTAATATTTAGTGGTATAAACCTTTCTATATTAGTTGACAATACTAACCAAATATTAACACTTAGTGCAGCAACGCCAAGTGATTATACTTTTACTGGTGGTACTGTAAATGGTTTAACTAACTTTACTAGTGGTTTATCAGCTACGACAATAAGTGCTTGCACATCAATCCAAACAAATAAAATTGTAAGTTGTAGTGGTGATACTCAAATTAATTTAACTAGTGGTCAGACAATATTTAATACTACTTTAATTCCTAATTTAGATGGGATGATAGATGTTGGTAGCACATCTAAAAGATTTAGAGATATAAATACGGTTAGTGGTACATCAACAGTTTGGACATCATCAATAAAAGTTAATACACCCACATTGGATTTGGGTAACGATTATCAAGGTAACCTTAGACAAATAACTGCTGATAACTCAATAATTCAAAACGATACACTTTTAGGCGGAACTTATTAATAATAAAATATATTTATATAAAAAGTAAAAGTAATTAATAAAATAATATATTTATATAAAAACAATAAAAAATGGCAAATAGAAGTACTAGATTTATTCTAAAAAATAATGCAAATTCAGCAGCACCTTTTTCTGGTGCTACATTATATGCTGGTGAACCGATAGTTAACACAGCTGCTGGTATAATGATGTTCTCTGGTGTTACCAGTGGAACAAATGATTGGGTACCAGCTGGTGCTGGTGCTAACGGTAATTTCTTTGAAGTTGGTTCTAATCTTTATAACTTAAAAATTAGAAATCAAATAACAACATATGCTGGTTTAACAAATTTAGCTGGTAAATTCTTATCTGGTACAACTAATGGTTTTGTATTGGCAGATATTGCAACAATATCTGGTGTTGATACATATGTAACTGGATTTACGTATTCAGACAACGTATTTACAATAAAACAAAATGTTGGTCAAGCTGATTTAACAGTTTTAATAAATACAATGACTGGTTTAACTGTTAATGGTACTTTATCAGCAACAACATATGTAGGTAATGGTTCTGGTCTTACTGGTCTTTCTACAGTTACTGGTGGTACACCAAACAATACAACAAGAGTATATACATTCACAAATAGTACTGGTGGTACATTCAATGTTGATTCGTTGCTTGATATTGTTGTAACTGGTGGTACGGTTTCTTATGTTGATGCAGCTGGAACTGCTACGTTTACAAATAGTACTGGCGGAACATTTAGTGTAACTGGATTTAGAGATATATACACAACTGGTGCTACTTACAATGCTGGTACTGCTACGTTCACCAATAATACTGGTGGTACGTATACGTTGACTGGTATTAATTCAACAGATACATATGTAACTGGTTTGACATACAATTCAGCAAGTAATTTGATTACTTTATCACAAAACCAAGGGCAAGTAGATAAAACAATAAACATTACAGCAATGTCTGGTTTAACGTTATCTAACTTGACAGCTGGTAGAGTTCCTTATGTTGGTACTGGTGGTTTGTTGACTGATGAAGCTGGATTTACATATAATGCTAGTACTAATGTATTTAGTGTTCCTTCTGATGGTACTATAAATGTTGGTACTGGTGGTTTAAATGTTGCTGGTGATGCAATAATTCAAGGTTCATTGACAGTATTTGGTCCAGCTGTTTCTGCATTTACTACTGAATTATATGTAGAAGACCCTAATGTCACGCTTAACTATAATCCAACTGGAAATACAACAGTAACTTCTGTTGGTGCTGGTTGGACAATTCAAGATGGTTCTGGTATTGCAAATACTGCAACAACATTAAGTATTGGTGTATCTTACTTAAACTCTAATTTTTCACCTAATACTGAATATACTGCTTCAACTGGTAATCAAAATAGAAACTTTTATTCTCCAATTGGTGATATTGTAATTAGAAATACAAATGGTGATTCAAATGCACCGAATGGGGTTAGAGTTCTTGCTGAGGGAGATATATTAGATGGGGGACAATATTGATTATCAAAAGTTAAATATTTATACATTTACTTTAAAAATATAATAATTATAATATGCACAATTCATGAATTGTGCATATTTATTTTATAGAGGTTACATAACCTATACACATAACTCTTTATAGAGATTTTTAAGACATACCATTATATACATGGCAAATAGAAATAATACGTTTTTACTTAAACGTTCAAATGTTGCTGGAAAAGTACCAGCAGCTGGTGATTTAAGACTTGGTGAGTTAGCTATAAACACAGCTGACGGAATATTATACGCATCTGGAACCACAGCAAACTCAATACTTCCAATAGGTTGGGATAGAGTTGCTAGAACTGGTGATACAATGACTGGTGGTTTATTTTCACCTTCTATTTCTGCCAATACGATATCTGCAACAACATATCTTAATTTACCTTCTTTTGCTGACGATTATTTACCATTATCTGGTGGTACAGTTTATGGTCCAACTATTTATACTGGTGGTTTAACTGCTGATACATTGAATGTTACTGGGTTAACACAAACTAGTGGTGTAACATCTACTGGTGGTATCATATTTCCACAAAAAAATGTAACTGGTTCTTATACAGCAACTACTGCTGATTATTTTTTAACTGTTACTGGTGGTACTTTGGATATAACTTTGATGTCCGCAGTTGGTGTTCAAGGTAAGCTATTGGTGATTAAGAATGAAGATGATGGTATTGTGAATGTTATTTCACAATTTGGTGAATTTATTGATGATAGAAATGATGTTTTATTAACCAAAGGTAATTCAGTTCAATTGATTAGTGATGGTGTTAATTGGGTTATAATAGGTTATAATATTGGTTCAACACAAGCTAACACTGGTGTTATTGAATTTAGTGGGTTATCAAAGGTTACTAGTTCTACTTTTAGTGTTTCACGAGTGAAAGGGTTTATTGTTGATGATGCAACAAATCCAACAATACCATTTTTAACATATGTAGAATATACTGGTGGTACGCATACTGCTTTATATGTTTCATCTAGTACTGAAACATATGTTTATATTACTAGTGGTGGTACAATACAACAAACAGTCACACCTTTAACAGAAAAAGAAAGAAGACAAAATATTTTCTTAGGTAAATTAGGTCACGCTGATAAAACAAGTATTATTAACGCATTTAGTCAACCAGACTTTGTATTAACACCCTTGTCTCAGTTAAGAGATATGTTCCAACCAATTGGTTTTGTGAATGGTGGTATTGTTCCATATGCAAATGCTGCTAATCTAACATTTGCAACAACTGCTAATTATCTATATGGGTTAGGTATTAATTTTTCTACTGACATTTTAAACCCTAATCAACTTTATGTTTCTGGAAATACAACAACAACATTCCAATATAGAACACAAACTGGTGGTACTTCAACAAATATTACAAATATTGACCCATTAAACTATGATTTGAATGGTGTTATAACACCATTAAGTGGTACCAAAGCAACAAACCAAAGAATTTATTTAGTTCAAAATGGTATATTTAGAATTCAGTATGGACAAACTAGTTATTCTAATTTTGCAGCAGCGGTTGCTGGTATTTCAACAGAAACGTTTAACACTTTTTCTAATTTTAGAGATAATGCTATCCTAATCGGTATATTAACTGTTTTATCAACAGCATCAGATTTAACTGATACATCTAAAGCACAATTCTTTTTGGCATCTAAATTTGGTGAGACTATCGGTACTGCTGGTGGTGTATCAACTACTAACCTTCAACAAGCATATAATAATTCAACAAACCCAGAAATTGTTATAAATGCAACACTTGATGGTTTGACTATTAAAAATGGTACTGGAAATGCTGATAACATAACTAGATTAATAGAAGGTCAGACAGCAGCAAATGGTGTTACATCATTTATAAGAGCTGATGGTTATATTTCTGGTACTACTTTCCAATCAAACGGTTTCATTGCAAATACTGATGGTCTTACAGCAACAACAGTTTCTGCGACAACATATTATAACCTACCAACTGATGTAAGTGTAACTGGTGTTACTTATTCTAGTAATACATTTACATACACAAATAATACTGGTGGTACATTTAATGTATTATTTAATACTCTAACTGGTTTAACTGTAAATGGTGATATAATAGTTACTGGAAATACAAATATAAGTGGGACTACAACTGTTAGTGGTGATGTGAATGCTTTAGGTTATTTAAGGTCATATAATTCAACTGGTGATGAAGGTGGTGAAATATTCCTTAACAAAGCTGTTACCAATACTACACTAATTGGTGGAGTTACTATTGATGTATATCAAAATAAACTTAGGTTTTTTGAACAAGGTGGAACAGCTAGAGGTGCTTATATTGATTTGACTGCTGCTGGTGCTGGTGTATCTACAAACTTATTATCTGGTGGTGGTGGTGAAATAAACACTGCATCAAACTTAGGTTCTGGTACTGGTTTATTTGCACAGAAAGTCGCTGCTGATTTACAATTCAAATCTTTAACTTCTACTGGTGGTACCGTTACATTAACTAATAACGCTACAACTGTTAATTTAGAAGTTGTTCCAGCATCTAACTTTACTGGTGGTACAGTTAATGGTGCAACTAGATTTACTAATGGTTTAACTGCTAATACATTTAGTGCGACTACATATTTAAATTTACCTATTGATGTTAGAGTAACTGGGGGTACATTATCATCAGGTACTGCTACGTTTACAAATAACACTGGAGGAACATTTACAGTTACTGGATTCAGTACTGGTGGGGGTTCATTTACTGGTGGTACAGTGTCTGGTGCAACTTATTTTACTGGTGGTGTGAGTGCGAATACTCTAACAGCATCTGGTACTGGTCAAAATATACTTACAGTAATAGGTTCTGGAAATAGTACAACTTCACCAATATTTAGTGTTGTTGGTTCTCAAGGTGAGTTATTTAGTGTTACCGATTCATTAACTGGTTCATTATTTAGCGTCAACGATATATCTGGTTTACCAATTGTCGAGGTGTTCTCTGATAATACTATTTTAATGGGTAGTTATCAAGCTCCTTCATTAAATACAACAGTAAGATTAACACTTACAGCTGGTACGAATACAGTTTATTCTATACCAACAAGTGGTTATACTGGAGCATTCTTTGATTACACAGTGATAAGTTCAACTGGTGCTAGAGCTGGAACAATTATGTCTATATGGAGTGGTACAACAGCACAATCTACTGATGTGTCAACAAACGATATAGGAACAACAGCTGGTATTTCATTCTCAGTTGCAGTAGTTGGTAGTAATGCAGTATTAAGTAGTTCAGCAACAACAACTGGATGGACATTAAAAACAATTGTAAGAAGCATATAATATGGCATTTA